GGTCGTGCCCCGCAGCTGGAGGACGAGCGCGCCCACGAGCCCCACAACGATCACGATCGCCCCACCGATGACCCACTTACGCACGCCTGCTCTCACCTCTGCTCCCTCCAGGTTGACCGTCCAGCTGCTGATCATGTCAGCCGAGTCAAGAGCGGCGCGGCGGCAGCATCAGCGCATGGAGGCGCACCCGCGCCCACGTCCTCGCCCGGCAACCAGACCGTGACCGTCGCTCGCCGAAAGGGGCCGCCCCGTGACACCGCACCACCTCCACGCCACTGCCGCCGCCTGGTCCATCCACACCGCCAGACAGCACCTCGACGTGCTCGCCACAGCCGAGGCCCGACAGCGAGGCGACACCCTCACCGCCGCCGCACCGATCCTGCGCAGCCCCATCCACGGCACCATCCACGCCATCGGCGGACACGCCGACCCGGTCGCGACGCTGACCGCCGTCCGGCCCCCGCCGCGCACCCAGACGTGGGCGGAGCGGATCAGGCGCCTGGACGGCCGGCTGACGTGGCTCGCCAACACCTACCGGCTCCCGTCCGGGCGGGACCCGCTGGAGCGCATCCTCACCGCCCTACCCGCCCTCGCCCTGCCGCCCTGTGTCCTCGGCCTCCTCTCCCTCCACCTTGGTGATGAGGACGAGCTGGTCCGCGGCTGGCTCAACCACCCGCCCTACCGCACGCGGATACCCGGCGACTGCCCCGGCTGCCGGCAACGCTTCCTGGAGGCGACCACCGTCGGGCCCGCCGCCGCCCGCACCGTCGTATGCGTGGCCGACTGCCGGCACCAATCCGGCTGCCGATGCCCCGGCGGCGCCGAGGGCGTCCGGCACATCTGGCCCCGAGACACCGCACTCGGCGTGGTCACAGGGCACAACGCTGGACGCGCGGCGTGATCCGTGATCCGCGCACCGGCCGCGAGTGGGGCACCGCCACCCAACTCGCCGCCGCCCTCGGCAACGACGTCACCCCCGCGATGGTCCGCCGCTGGCGTGACCGCGACGGACTCACCACCCGCGCCGGCTACAGCCCACTGGATGAGGCCGCCCGCATCGAGGCCGCTAAGCGCCTTTCGCCACGCGGACGACCCCGCCGACTTGACCTTGCCGGACGCGCTACGGCATGATTTGTTCACCGCCTCCGCATAGGCGGAGTGTGCCTAAAGCCCGATACCATGCGCATGTGTGGGACTTGCGACGGCCGCCGACGGGTTTGAGCAGACGTGCTCGCTCGTTCGTCGGCGTGCACGGAGTCTGGCTCGATGTGCCGCCGGTGAGCCAGTTTCGAGGCGCATGGCAGAAGGCGCAGGTTCCTGACGAGGTCATCGACCGCGCCGAGGCGTATCAAGCCCGGTGGGGTGGTCTTGTCCTGCCGTCCGCGCCGGGCATGCCCGAAGATGCGGCGGGCCCACGGATGCTCAGCGTGGACACGCCGGAGCGGGAAGACACCTTTGCTCCCCAGGGGTGGTTTTTCGAAGCCGGTCCACAACGCACCGCTGTGCCGTATTCATTCCTGATCGGACCGGACGGCACGTTCGGAATCGCCGGTGGCGACGATGGGCAGTGGATCCCGTTGTATCGCAGCATCGACGGGTGGGTTGAGGCCCTGACTCTGGCATGGGCGGCGATGGACGTCGCGGACACGGTCACCAGGCTGACCGGTTCGGCCGTCGACCAGCTCGACCTGAACACCATGCAACCGGTCGCAGAGGTTGGTGGCATCACCAACGGCTGGTGGTATCGGTCGGGTCTGCTCGCTGCCGGGTACGCGGGCGAGTCAGCGCTGTTCGCGAGGCCGGACTACCGCACCGCCTACCTTTACGCCGGCAACATCGATGAGCAGTGGTTGTAACGCCGCTACGACATCGGCACGTGGAGGCGGGCAGGTCGCAGGCTGGGACGGCCTTCCCGCACACACCACGCGAAGCCCGCCCCTCACCCTCTGACCGGGCAAGGCCCGGGACGGAGCGACAAACCATGACCGCCCGACCTGTTACTCAGGCCGACTACGACCGCGTTCGCGAACTGCACGCCCAAAGCCTGTCTCGTAACGAGATCGGCCGCAAGATCGGCCGATCCGGACGCACCGTCAGCCGCCTCGCCCAGGAGATGGGACTTGACTTCGACCGGACCGCGACCCGCGCCGCCACCGAAGCCAAAAAGGACGACGCCCGCGCCAAGCGCGCTGCACTGGCCAACGCCCTACTCGACGACGCCAACCGGCTCCGTCGGCAGCTCTGGCGGCCAGCTCACTATGTCGACCACGGCGGCAGGGAGTTTGACCGCGTGGACTGGACGATGCCCGAGCCCACTTTTGCCGACAAGCAAAAGATCATGCAGGCGGCCGGTGTCGCCATTGACCGAGCAATGAAACTCGACGAGTACGACGCCGACCCCGGCGTCGATGCCGCGAAGAGCATGCTCGGTGCCCTCGCTGCCGGACTCGGCGCAGCCTACGACCAGCTCAACCACGCCGGATCCGATGGCGGTTGACCTCGACACGGTCGGGCGTACCCTGTCGCCGATCCACCTCCGTTCCGCGGTGGAGTCCACAGCCCGCCTCAACATCTGGCAGGGCAGCGTCCGGTCCGGTAAAACCGTCGCGTCGCTGCTGCGGCTCCTCCTGGCCATCGCGACCGCGCCCAGTTCCGGCCGGGTACTGCTGTTCGGCAAAACCCGCGAATCCGTCAACCGCAACGTCTTCGCGGTACTCACGGATCCGCTCCTGTTCGGGCCGCTCGCCCGCCTGGTCAAGTGCAACCCGGGCGCGGCAACCGGCACGATCCTCGGTCGCGAAGTCGACGTCCTAGGCGCGAACGACTCCAAGGCGGAGCCGAAAGTCCGCGGCATGACGTTGTGCCTGGCCTACGGTGACGAACTCACGACGATCCCCGAGGCGTTCTTCACCCAGGTCTTGGCCCGACTCAGCGTGCGCGATGCCCAACTGTTCGGGACAACCAACCCCGACGCGCCGAACCACTGGCTGCGCAAGAAGTACCTCCTGCGGGCCGGTGAGCTGAACCTGCGGACCTGGCACTCCACGCTCGATGACAACCCGCACCTCGACCCGCGGTACGTCCGTGACCTCAAGAGCGAGTACGTCGGCCTCTGGTACAAGCGGTTTATCACCGGGGCGTGGGTACAGGCCGAAGGCGCCGTGTTCGACATGTTCGACGAGGACAAGCACGTCATCGCCGACCTGCCCGCCATCACCCGCTGGCTCGCCGTCGGCATCGACTACGGCACCACCAACGCGTTCGCCGCTGTCCTGGTCGGCTTCGGCGTCGATGGCCGGCTGTACGTGGCCCGGGAATGGCGGCACGACTCGAAGACCGCCCGCCGGCAGATGTCCCCGTACGAGTACTCACAGGCCGTCCGGTCATGGCTGTCCGGCATCGACCTACCCGGCGGGGACAGGGGCGTCTCCCCCGAGTACGTGCTCGTCGACCCGGCCGCCGCCGACTTCCGCGTCCAGCTCGCCAAGGACGGCCTGCCGAACAAGCCGGGCAAGAACGAGGTGGTGGAGGGCATCCGCACCATGTCGTCGCTGCTGGCCCGCGACCGGCTGCGCATCCACCGGTCGTGCACCGGCCTCCTCGCCGAACTTCCCGGATACTCCTGGGACGACAAGGCCGCCGAGCGGGGCCGCGACGAGCCGGTCAAGGCAGACGACCACTCGATCGACGCCACCCGGTACGCCATCCACACCACCCGGGCGATCTGGTGGCACCACCTCCGCCCCGACAACGCTGCCTGAGAGGGGGCACCCGCTGTGCCACTGCCCACCTCCTCCGACATGGCGTGGCCGCCGAAGTCACTGGCCCCGGTCTACAGCAAGCTCGACGAGTGGACGGCCTGGTACTCGGGTGAAACCGCCCGGCTCACCCGCGTCTACCAGGGCACCGACATGAGCCGTCCCCCGAACCGGCCCAGCCAGTACCGGGGCGGGCTCGTCGGCTGGATCGCCCGCACCTTCTGGGGCGAGCCCACTTCGGACGGGGAGCAGCGCGCCAAGCTTCATGTGCCGCTGCCCTCCGACATCGCCCAGACGTCGGCGCGGCTGCTCTTCAGCGAGCCCCCCACCCTGAAGGCCAAGAACGCGGCCACCCAGAAGCGGCTGGACGAACTGGTCGACGACGGCGCCCATGCCACACTCCTCGCCGCTACGGAGACGGGCGCCGCGAAGGGCGGCGTCTACTTGCGCGTCGTCTGGGATAAGAGCATCCGGCCCCGGCCGTGGCTGTCCCGGGTCGATGCCACCGCGGCGGTGCCCGAGTGGCGGTGGGACACCCTCTGGGCGGTCACCTTCTGGCGAGTCCTGGAGGACGACGGGAACCGGGTGCTGCGGCACCTGGAGCGGCACGAGCTCGGCGCGATCCTCCACGGCCTGTACGAGGGCACCCCGGACCGTCTCGGTCGACAGGTGGACTTCGGCGCCCACCCAGACGTGGCGTGGCTGGCTGACGTCGCCCCCACCGGGCAGATCGACACTGGCCTGACCGACAGGCTCACCGCCGTCTACATCCCGAACATCACCCCGTCGCGGATCTGGGCCGACCTGCCGGCGGCGGTCAACCTGGGCCGCTCCGACTACGACGGTGTTGAGGGCTTCTTCGACGCCCTCGACGAAACGTGGACATCCCTGATGCGGGACCTGCGTCTCGCCCGCGCCCGACTGGTTGTGCCCGAGGAGTACCTCACCTCGCTCGGGCCCGGAAACGGCGCGATGTTCGACACGGCGCGGGAGCTGTTCACCCCTATCAAGACGATGGCCGACGACAGCTCCGGGTTGAACATCGAGCTGATCCAGCCGCTCATCCGGGTCGAGGAGCACCTCCGGATGGCCGCCGAGCAGGCCCGCATGATCGTGGAAACGACCGGCTACTCGGCGCAGTCCTTCGGCATGGCCGGCGGGCCGGCCGTCACCGCCACCGAGGTCACCGCCAGGGAGCGGGAGTCGTTCATCGGCCGCGACGCGAAGCTGCTGCACGTCAAACCGCGATTGCAGGAGATCACCGAGACGCTCCTCGCCGTGGACGCGGTGCTCTTTAACTCAGGTGTGGCCGTCGAAACCCCCGAGATCGACTTTGGGAGCACTGTCTCCCAGGACCCGGAGTCTCAGGCCCGGACGCTTCAGTTGCTGGATGCCGCAGGCGCGATCTCGACGTACCTGAAGGTGAAGGCGCTGCACCCGGACTGGGAGGAAACGGCGATCCGCGAGGAGGTGGACCGGATCAACGGCGACGCCCCACCGGTCGTGGACGTCGGCAGCAGCCTCGGCGCGCTCGCCGGCAACGAGCCGCCACCCGCCGACCCCGGCCACCAGGGCGACGGGCCGCCGATCCAGGAGTAGCCCATGGCCCTCACCGGCGACCAGATCGACGCCATCGCCCGCAACACCGTCGGCCTGTACCGGGCCGCCGAGCAGGCCATACTCCGCGAGGTCACCCGCAGGCTGGCCGCCGGCATGGACGCCTCCGACTGGACCGCCACACGGCTAGGGGCGCTCGGCACGCTACGGCGCACCATCGAGCGGATCCTCGCCGTGGTCGAGGCGGACGGATCGGAGCAGATCCGCGAGGCGCTCGCCCGCGCGTACCGCTCCGGACGGGCCGCAGCGACCACCGGCCTGCCGGCGGCACTTCTGCCCCGCGACCCGGACGCCGTCCGGGCGGCAGCTCGATCAAGGACCAGGTGGACCGGATCGCCCAGGCCACCGGCGCCGACACCCCCACCACTCCCTAGAGGACCCCCAAATGACCCACGACTACCTGATCAGCCTGATCCGCACCGCCGTCCCCGCCGCCAGCAAACCTAAAGGTGAACCGGTCGCCGTTCCAGTAGTCGCGGGGCACCCACCAAATCCACATAACCGACGAAGCGCGTGAATCAGACGTCACCTCAGCGGAAGCAACGCTGGATGACCTCTATCCCGACACGCAACCCGCACAACCGGCGAACACGACTCACAAAACGTGCGCCAGGGCAACGGTTCGAGGCGGCGTTGGCAAGTCGGTGCCAACTACCACGAGTAGGGACGCCCTCCAAGGTGGACCTGACCGTCGGCCCAGCCCAGGCAATGCATTCACCCAGTAACGAGGTTCACCTCAAAGTGCTTGGCGGGCCATTGACAATCACCTCACAAGGCCGAAACCTACAGGGGTGCTAGCCTCCCCGTTGCCCAGAAGGAGAGGACATCATGCCTCCGCCCATCGTCGCGACCACCCGAGGGTCGCTAACCCTAGTTAGTCTTGTCATAGCCGTGACCGTGACCGCGGTCGCCTTCGCTGTGGGGGTCATGCCAGCGCCAGCGCGCATCACAGTGGACAATTGCTACGTAACCTATGATCGGTTAGAAAGACGACATAGTCGGTGTCTAGCGCACTGGGACCGGGTTGGATTCGACAATTCAGGCCCCGTCTATGGTGTTCCTGTCCCCACCACCTGGCCTGCGCTGCAAGCAAAGCCAGACGACAACTACGAATGGGGGGTAGCGATTCCCGAGTCCTCACGTAGGTACGGTGGCGTAACCCTTCTCGGATATAGTTGGGTCGCGCCGTGGATCGTGCAGATTCTACTGACAGTTGCCGCTGGGATGATTGCTGTGCCGTTTATCGGAAGTGTGGTTCGGAGGCTGCTACGGCCCGCGCAAAGAAGACTCAACCAAGCCGGGTCAACGGGCACCTCGTGCAGGCGCAACGATCCCCAGGACCAGCCGCCGAGCCCGAACGGCTCCCTGACCTCCCGCTCCAACCGTGCGGAGTCGGCGTCAAGGACCGCAGCGCTTATACGGCCGTCGGGATCGCGGAAGAACACCACGAAGCCGGCTGACTCCATAAGCCGCGACACCCAGCACTTCTCGCCAGTCAGTCGCCAGGTTCCGTCACGGCATAGCGCAGCTCGGGCAGTGATCTCTTGGATGCGTGAGCCACCGTGCCGTTCGGTCGCAGCTATCCCGATCAGCTCACCGGTGGCCAATCGCTCGCTCCAGCGGTTGGCGACCTCTGGGGCGCTTTCAGCCAAGATCATCGCGCCGTGCCCGAAGCCCGTGGCGTCGCGCAGGTCCAGGTCGTGAAAGCCGGCGATGAACTGCGCGAGGGTCTGCCAGATCAGCCCCGACCTCCCGACCGGAGCGCGGTAGCCCCGACAGGCAAGTTCACGACGCAGATGCAACAGCCACCGCGACCAAGCGAGCTTGTCCTGCGGAACCGGCCCATCTGCGCGTAGACGGCCGAGGTCGTCGGCAAGGCGGTGCAGTTCCTGCCAGCGGGCGTTGTCAATCTCGAAACTAGTGCGCAGCGGATCGAGCCAGATCATTGCGCTAGTCACAGGGTCACCTCCCCGTGCTGGGTGGCGGGCACACCGTAGACGATGGTGCGGGCCCACACGTCCTTAGTGACTACCGATCCGGCGCCGACTAGGGCGTGCTCGCCGACAGTAACGCCGGCGAGGATGACCGCGCCGGATCCGACCTTGCATCCGTAGGCGAAGCTTGGCGGCAGCAATGGCGGCTCGTAGTCCGGATCACGCCAGATCAGATCCTTGTCGTTGATGGTCCGCACTCCAGCGCCGATAAATGCTCGATCCTTGACAACGGTGTCGGCGGTCAGATGCGAGCCGGGCGAGCACCGTACGCCGTCGCCGATGGCGCAGCCGCGCTCGACGGTAAGGTTCGCCGCGAGTTGGCTACTACTGCCGACCTTGACGTTGGTGCGCAGCAGGGTGTTGTGGCCGATGGTGGTGTCGTCGCCGACACCAGCGCCGGCGTAGACAGTCGCGCCGGCGCGCAGCACCACGCCGGCACCAATCGTGGTAAGCGCACCCGCGCCCTGGTAGACACGACGCACGGCGTAGCCGTACTCCGGCTCACCCACCGTAACCCTGTGCCCGATACGGGTATCGCGGCCGATGCTGGCACCGCCGTGCACGACCGTGAACGCGCCGACGGTGACCCGGTCTCCGAGAACGATGGGGCGGATCGTGCCGAGCATATCGGCGGGCAGGAACACCGCCGACGGGTGAATTTCGCAGCCGTCACCGAGTTCCAGCAGCCCGGCCCGGATCAGGTCGGCGACAGTGTTCGGGATGTCCGGTGTGCTCAAGTGCATCATCGCGGGACTCCTTGACTCGCCCTGGTGAATACACACCAGCACACCCGCCTATTCGATCGAATCGAAGACCGCGCTGGGCAGAACGCAACATGCTTGCACAATCCGCAAACATCGTTCACGCTCAAATATTCCCGTCGGGAGGCCAAAAATGAGCACCCGCACCGCGTGGACCACAATGCCAGCCGTAGCGCAGGCGGTCAGCAACGGCGACTACGGCACCGTGCTGCGTACAGCGCGAGTGGCAGCCGGGCTGAACCTCGGAGCAGCCGCTGCCCTAGCCGGATGCTCCCCGTCGACGCTGAGCCGGATGGAGACCAAACGCAACCGCCACTGGGACGTGCGCGAACTACGCCGCCTAGCCGAGGTGTTCGGCATCCCGGCGCACTTGTTCGGGCTGTCGCGATCGACCGCCGACACCGGCGCCGATAGCCTGAGCGAAGGTGTCGACGAGGATGGTGGTGGTGACCCGATGCGCCGACGCGACCTGATCGCGACCACCGCCGCTGCAGCGGCGGGAGCGCTAGTCCTGCCCTTGGACCAAACTATTCCGAAGGGCATGGCCGACACCATCGAAGACGTGCTGTTCGGCCGGGGCAGGGTCAGCGTCGCACCGATTGCCGGAAATCAGATGACCGCGCAACTGGCCGCAGCTCGCGCGGACTTCGGCGCCACCCGCTACACCCAACTCGCCCGCCGCCTGCCCCGGCTACTCGCACAGGCCATCGCTGGGTATGAGACCGCAGCTGTCGACGAGGCGCCGCTGGCATCTGGTCGTCTAGCCCAAGCGTACAATGTGGCCACTCGGCTACTGATCAAGCTACATGACGGCATGGCATGGGCCACCGCCGACCGCGCGGTGCAAGCCGCCCGCAGCGGCAACGACCCAATGGTGATGGCCGAAGCCCGACGGCTGGCCGCAATTGTGATGCGTCGCACAAAGCACCGCGACGGTGCGCAGAGGGTCCTACTCGACGCCGCCCAATCATTGAAGGCGGACACCGATTTGCCCGACGCCGCCCACACCGCTCTCTACGGCCAACTGCTGGCCGCGGCCTCCTACACCGCGGCAGTGCGCGACGACCGCGAGACCGCCTGGACGCTGCTCGATGAGGCCGACAACGCCGCCCGTCGCCTCGTCAGCGGCACCAAGACCGACCAGTTCGGCACGCTCGACCTAGCCGTCTACAAGATAAGCGTCTCTCGGGTGCTCGGCGACTATGGAAGCGCCGTCAACTACGCCCGGCTAGTTGACCCCGCCCGTATCCTCTCCCCAGAGCGCCGCGCCCGGTACTGGGAGGACACCGCCCTGGCACTGCACGGCCGGGGCCGCCCACAGGCGAGCTTTCAAGCTCTGCTGGCCGCCGAACGCGACACCCCGCAGGAGGTCCGCTTCCGGCCGTGGGCACAACAACTCACCCGCGACCTGCTGACCCCCAGCCATAGCCTCCCGGGCGTACGAGAGTTTGCCAGTCGCATCGGTGTGGCCTGATTCGTACTGTCGACCCCTACAACCGTTGCCGTGACACGGGCTAGACCGGCCGGACATCAGTGCGGGGTGGGCCGAGTAGGTCGTGGGTGAGTAGCCCGGCAAACGCCTCCGCCCATGGCCAGCACCGCATTCGAGAGCCGCAGACAGGGCAGCGCCCGTCGACCTGCCGGTGCTCGGTGAGGTCCCGCCACCAGCGGCGGATAGTCGCGTCGGCCGGTGTCACCGCCGGCCCCGCGAGCGTTGCGGGGGCGCCCAGCTGCCCTGCCCGACCGAGGCCAGGTAGCCGTAGGCGGTCTCGGTGGGCGGACACGGCCACGCGGACCGGCAGATCGGGCACCGGTCCACCCGCGGCCAGTGCTCGCCGATGATCCGCCGAGCGGACAGGATCATCCGGTTGCGTAGCTGGACCGTCGACAGACTGCCGGAACGCGGCCGGGCGTAGGCGCCGGCCCGCCCCGCGTACCGGGTGGCGGGGCCGACCGCGTCCAGCCGTCCGGGCCGGCGGCGGAGTCGGCGGAATACGGTCGGTGCAGGTGCGGTATGGCCAGTGAGCCACCGCCAAGCGTTGCGAATGGTCGTCACGAATTAGCCTCCGTCACCGTGGGTTTGCTCCGTGATCAGAAGGCTACGAATCGTGCATGTCGCTGCTCAATGATGTTGCGAACTGTTGCGTCCGTCGAGCTGGGATAGCACGTTGATGACCAACGCGCGCGCGGGAGCCCCGTAGAGAGCGCTCGCCTGAAGCCGCTCGAACATCTGGCCGTACAGGTCAATCTCCTGCGACCGGGTGACTTCGAGGCTGGCGGTGGGCGTCTCCAGCGCGACAAGCGAGTCGTCGAACATCCAGAAGCCAGCGGACGCTACTGCCGGGCGTTCGATCATCATCGGGATGATCCCCACCGATACGTTTGGCAGGGACATCACCGCAAGCAGCCGGTCGAGCTGCCCGGCCTGGGTATCCGCCGACCCGAACCACGTTCGCAGTGCCTGTTCCTCCAGGACGACGACGAACCTCTTGCCCCGCTGGTAGATCACACGCTGGCGCTCCATGCGCACGGCGATGGCCTCGTCGAGGTCATTGGGGGCCGACAGGATGCCGATCCAAAATGACAGCATGGCGGCGGCATAGTCGGCGGTCTGGAACAGGCCGGGAATGACGTTGTGCTCATAGATCCGGAACTGGGTGGTCTGCTCGTACCGCGCCACCGTGTGCGCTCCGAGAACCCGCTTCATGCCCGCACGGGCCTGCCGCCGGAACTCCAGGTAGGCGGACTCAACCGCCCGCAACGTGACGATCAGGTCGTCGGCCTGGTCGTCCGCGCCGCACACCGAACACCAGGTCCGAATGTCATGGTCGGTAGGGGGCTGCACCCCGTGCTCGATCTTGCTGACCCGGGTGAAGTGCTGGCCTGTGGCCACGGCGAGTGCCCGCCCGGTGAGCCCCGCATCCTTGCGAAGCTCACGCAGACGAACACCCAGCGCCTCTTGTGCCTGCTGAGCGGCGCTAGGCGGGTTGGTAGCCATGGTGAGGTACGGCCACCTTCCACACGGCGTCAAACGACGTGCGACACAGCTTGATGTCCGCTGGATCGGTTGACGTCTCGTAGGCGGCGTTCAGCCCATCGCCGCTGTAGATCAGGAAGACCACCAGGCGGTCATCGAACAGGTAGAAGTCGTTACCGGGAATGCCGACGGACGACACGAGGCGCCGGGGAATCCAGCGAATATCTTCGCCCGCGTCGACCATCGGGTGGGCGATGCTGTACGACCAGCGCTGATAGTCGCTAAGGGGCTCGGAGACAATCCGCGCCCGACGGGCCGTCCTGCCGGCCGCTACATGCCGGCGCAGGGTCGCGCACCAGTCGTCCAACCAGGCAAGGTCGTCGGGCTCTCCGGCCACCCACTTGGCCATATAGGGCAGCTCAACCGAGGTTCCGTAGGAGTCCCGGGTCTCCAGGTGACTCGACTCGTGCTCGAAGTTCCGCAGCAGGCGGTCGAACTCGTCGCTACTGATCGAGGTCAC